GGATTAGTCACCTTGGTCATCTTAGGCATATCATTTTCTTAAGTTATCGAATATAATTTAAGAAATCGAATTAAATAATTTACATTCTTCTCAATCTATTTTTCAATTCTTTTCTTGACATATGTTCTCCACCAGAAGCATATACTCCTTCACCACAACCATAATCGTGATATTGTGATGGATCAATTACTATTCCTCCTTCTCCATTTCCCATATATCGTCTTTGAAGTGCGGCAGATTGTTGACCATAATCATCGCCATAACCTAAATTTCTTGCAACTGCACCAATAGTTTGTGATACTGGATGAGGAATAGCGCTTGCAACTGTACTAATTATTTTACTTGACTTCAGGAAATCATTAATTTTTGATCCGAAGTTTTTCAAATTACTTAAAAAGTTTCCTTCGCCTCCATATAGGGATTCTCTAATTTGGTCATATGTTACACCTGGTCTCGATTTTGCATTAAGGATATCAGATTTAGTTATTACTCCTAATTGTCTAGTTGCGCTATTTAGTCCAGGAATTGTGAATGAACCTTCAGACACGATAATTACATATAACGTTGCATTTATATTTGCATTTGATGTATTTCTAAATTGTGCAGTTATTTGTAATTGGAATTGACCTTGTAATCCTGGACACATATCAGAAGGTAATCCAAGATCCGTTGCAAATTCAACTGCCAATACTGATCCCATTGTACCATATTGCGCTACAGGAACTGTCCAATTAGATGAATCATTTTCTAATTCTCCTGACCATTGTGTCCAATTCATTCCACAACCATTTTTCGTTGCTATTTGATATAATTGCCATTTACTTGCGGAACTTAATAGACCAGTATAATTTGCAAAGGTTATGTTTATGTTTTCCAATGCCAAATACGTATCAGTTAAATTACATCCAGTTCCTTGTGCATATAAAGATTGGTTTTGTGTTCGTGCATAAATATACATCATTCTTGGAATAGAATTCAATTGTAAGTTATTTGATGAAATCAATCCAAATGTACTCATTCCCGGAGGCACTGCTGCAGGAAAGTCCAATGGATAACGTTGAACATCATAATATGGATAAGTTATTGGCATATTCGGGGATAATACTTGCGTCTCATCTGGCGTTATATATTTGAATAACATCAATGGTTGACTTTCAGAATAAGAAAATCCCGCGGGGAATGCATTAGTAAAATTGCTGAAATATACTTGTATGTTTGAGATAGTATTACTTGCCGCCAATTGGTTATGAGACCACCATCTATTTGCATTCGATAAAAATGTTAAATTGAAATCCATTGTTGTAACATTGTAAAATCCTGAAGCATCTCCACATCCCCAGAAAAATGGTGATAAGAACAATGGTTCACATATCACCATATCAACAACAGCAGATGCTGCAGTATTTTGCAATATTGTGAATGGGAATGCTCCGCGTTGCATTTCACAACCGTCAATACCATTTTGATAGCCACTTAACGGATTTCTAACATTTCCTGCTGCTAACGCGGAATAGTTTTGTGTTTGATCATAATAAGTTGGTGTTTCTGAATAATCTTTATTATGTAATTTTGTTTCTGTATTGTAATGTGTTAATGCATGTACCATATCAGATATAAATATTGAGAATGATTGTCCATTTACTGCTGCTTGCAATGTTTCTAAATTTCCACTCAATGGAAACGCTCTTGGAGCATCATTTTGTGGATTTAGTAATTGACCTGGAGCCACAGCGGGAGTAGTACCAGTAAAAACCAATCGAACTGGAAGAAGACAATATTGTTTCCTATCTACGAATACATTACCAGATGGTGGAGGACAAGACCAAGTTATGCTACTATTAGATATACTAGTTGTTGTATATCTTTTCCATGTAACCTGATTACCTCCCTTTAAAATTGCATAATCTCTAGACGAATCAACTTGTGAAATTGGATCTCTAACCAAAACGGGATTCAACGGTTGATATGATAATGACATAATATATTACTACCCAAGAAATAAAATAATTAAATTATATTATTTCTTTAATGGTAAGATACCGTTTTTGTATAGAGTTTTTTTAAAAAATCCTAACTTTATAGTGGCTTCTTGACCAGCGAGTATCAATAATGGATATATGTTTTGATCCAAGTCTTGCCAATATATTTTTATATCTATTGTATTAAGCCCTTCCGAACTTTTCATATCTACTAATCTATATTGAGACGTTGGATTATAATAGGCTATTGATCGAGATTCTCCAGCATATTCTATTTGTGGAATAAAATCAGATATTATAGGAAGTGTAGAAGATATACCAGAATTATTTGTTGGAGTATATTCACTATTTATTGGTATAGAATTACTTATTATGAGAATTTTCCTTAACGAACCCCATAAGGCCAATGTAGAATACTCTTGAGTAAATTGTTTTTGTAACGCTGCTGGAGTGAATGGTGGAATAGTATTATTGAATCCAAATGTAGTAAAATTAAATTGATAATTTATATTTGGTGTAGCATTTGAAGAAATATCTGTTACTGGAAATGCTGATAAATAAGTTTGTAACTGTGCATTCATAAAAATTGTGGCAACCTGTGTTGGATTAGGGGCCAAAGGTGTGGCAGCTACAGCAAAAGTTGCAACATCCACCACAACAGATAGCTCTTCAATGGAAGATGTTAAATAGAAATATGGGCAATTACCAGCCAATCCAGATGCTACAAACGCGAGTGCTAATGCTGTATTAATCATAGTTATGAAAGCTTGATATTCATATATAAAATAATAAGGTGTTATAATTTGTGTTGGTTGATTCTGTACAGGCGGAACATCTGCCGAACCATTATAAGAAATATATATTATAGATTGCTGATAATTAATACCTCCAGTAGAAATACCAATGACTAACGGCGTTAAATTTGGATTGGCTTGATTTGGTACTATTGGCATAATTAATAGAGGAACATCATTCAAAGGAATGGCAAATCTAATAACTGATAAATAATAATCATCGCATTTACCTAAAATTGGTATTGTTTTTGTAACTCTATATTCTGCTGGTATTTCTACTGCATTTGGGTTCAATAAATCAGGGCTTATCGCAACATTTACATAAATATTGTCATTTTCTTGTTCTATTGTTGGCGCCAACATATATTAATTATGTATATTTTTATTTATATATCCAGTCAATAATGTGACTATTTCATCGTAATTCATTTTAAGTATTTTGCATAGGAAATCTAATAATTGTTTATAGTCATCCAATGATAAATGACGAAATACCAATCTCATTGCAGCATGGCGCCCACAAGTTTTTATATCCTTTCCATGCTTTTGAAATTTGTATTCATTATATGATAATTCATAAGGAGAATAGTACATCAAAAAAGATAAATAAGGGTAATATTGGTTTGATATAAGTCTGAAATGCATTGGTATGTATTCAAGACTATCATCCGGATATCCTCCATATGGATTAAAAAATTCCAATAATTTTTCATTTTGTTTGAAAAGACAACACCAATGACCGTATTTTGGTTTTGCCTCAAATAATATTATGCATGCACCATATGGTTCTAATATTTCATCTATATTGTCATATTCTATTAAATCCGGATAGAGTATCAAATTAGCTTTTCCGTCTATTAATTTTAATACTTCTCTATCTGAGAGTGCTATATTTTCATATACTTTGAGTATGTCCATATATTAATATTGATATTTATATATGTGTATCCAATAAAAGTTTTATCAATTTCTGATTCATATTTTCATATGCTTGATGAATTTTTGTTTTTCTATGTGCAGATCTATGACAACGACTAAATATATTACCACATATTTCACATTGAATACGATCTGTTGGTTTAGCCTTTTCTGATTCATCCTTCCTAGGCCTTCCCAATGGTCTTTTATCATCACATTTAGACGCTTCATAAATTGCCTTTCCTACAGGTGTCTGTAATCGTTTAATATCTTTATATTTTAGTAATGGTATACTCTTACCAGTTTTTAATTCATCATAGTTATCCATGTAATAATATTATATTGGATAGAAAAAATATTGTAACCCATCAAATTATTATATCGTATATAATTATACTATGCTTAATTTTAGTGAAGGAAGACCATTGGCTAAAATATCAGGTGGAAAATATAATAACGAGATATTATATATTGATACTAAAGATGATAAGGAAAAAATATGCGGTGGGTGCAATTGTAAATCATGCTCTAAAAAATGTATTAAGAAAAGGTGTTGCAAAAACTGCAATATGTATAACAAAGATTCTTCTTCATCTGAAGGTGACCACGGAGGAGAATGTTTTGAGGTGTCTGACGAAAGTTATTTATTACCGATACCCTCGGTTGATGAGAGAAGTGTTGATTACATAGCCGGTCCAAGTGGTTCTGGAAAAAGTACATACGCTGCAAAATTAGCAATGTCATTTAAAAAAATATATCCACAAAAAGATTTTTTTATATTCTCCAGAACTCATTCTAAAAATGATCCGGCATTTTCTAAATTAAAACCAATCCAAATAATAATAGACGATTCAATTGTTGATAATCCAATTGATATAACACGTGAATTGACTGGAGGATGTTTGGTATTATTTGATGATTGTAATACCATTCAAAATGATGCTCAAAAGAAATCAATCGATAAATTGATGGCAGATATTATGGAAGTTGGAAGGAAACTAAATATTTGGATAATAATTACCAACCATTTAGTCATTCCAAATGAAAAGAAAGTTGCTAGGACAATTTTAAATGAAATGCAATCATTAACAGTTTTTCCTAAATCTGGTTCAGTTCAACAAATTAGATATTGTCTCAAACAATATTACGGTCTTAATAATAAACAAATAGATGAAATAATACATGTACCAAGTAGATGGGTAACTATATATAAAAATTATCCGATGTGTGTCTTACATGAAAAGGGAGCATATATACTCTAATTAATTAAATATCCTAAATTATCAATAATATTGGTAAATTAGGACATTACTACATTAATATATATTCCTAAAATTTTGTAATCCACAATCGTAACATCCTGCCCTTTGTACTCCTGGTATTATTTGACCATTCATAACTAATGGCGCATTATTTATGTAGCAGCCCTTTAACGATGGTCCATAACCTCTATATGCATAATCACTCGCATATGAACTAGCTGTTTGGGGATGTAAATACATTTCATTTTGTATTAATTTTAGTATTGGTAAATTTTCGTTCATATACAATGGTATTCTAAAATTATGAGAATAGGCATATCCTCCTATTATGCCTTCGCCTTGTCCACTTTTTTTAGATTGTTTCTCTGCCTCTTTTTTTGCTATCTCTTCTACTTCTTCTTTTGTTAGTACTTTTCCTTTAGAAGGTGCAATTTTTGTTTGTGTCGGCCTTAAATTAAATGATGCTACTCCTTCTACTCCTTCTTTTATTTTTCTCGTTAATTCTTGTATTGCAATATCTTTTGGAGGCGTTTGTATGTTATATTCTTGATTTTCTTGCGATGATAGAGGTTCAGGTAGATTATATTCTTTATTTTGTTGCGATGGTGGAGGACGTCGAGGTATTGGTATTGGAGCTGTGCGTTGTACATTATATTCTTGATTTGGTGGAAGAGGTCCACTATGCATTTCCAATAACCGATCAATAAATTTATCTACTCTACCCTCGCATCTGTTTAATAGACTCTCACATGAAAGTTTTACATCATCATAGCGGCGAACCGCTGATTCTTTTGAGGGTTCTATAACAAATTGCTTTCCTTTCATTTCGCGTGCCTCAAATTCTATGTCTTCTATAAGTTGTAATTCTTCTAATAGTTCACGAGCATCTTTATCAAGTTTTTTTTTCATTTCGCGTGCTTTAAGTTCTATGTCTTCTATACGTTGTAATTCTTCTTGACTTGGATTGTTCCTTTTTATTTCTGGTATTATAAAGTCGTATCTTGCCTCAAATTCTAATAATTCTCGTTCATCATTCTCTAGTTTTTCTAAGCGTTGTTGTCTGTCAAATCTATTTATTATTTTTTGTTCTTCTCTGTCTAGATTTTTTTTACTTTCGCGTGCTTTAAGTT